AAGAACAGAATTACTGCATTAGAAACGAAAGTAACTACTAAGCAGGCAGATATTAATCGCATGAACGAAGAAAAAGCGCAATACGAACAGAAAATTCAAAATCTTTCAGAAGATATCCAACGACTAGAACAGGATAATTCAAATAAACGTGACGAAATCAAAAAATACAAAACAGTAGTAGAAATTATGGAGTTGTAGTAGATGGTAGATGTAGAATTTAACGTATTGACCATGCATTTACAAGGACTAATGCGCAGTCCGTATATTCAAATCTTGTTTTGGTTAATTTGCTTTGATGTAATTTCTGGTTACATCAAGGCTTTTAAATTGAAAAAATTTGATAGTAAAACGAGCACAAATGGACTACTCAGACATTTTCTTGTCATATCAGTAGTCATGATAGTTGCCCTATATGCTAGAGCTCTCAATCATAGAGAGATAGGAATAACCACATGTCTATTTTTCATTATGAGCTATGTGGGGTCGTTGATGGAGAATTGGGAAGCGTTGGGCTTACCATTCCCCGAAGCGTTGAGACCGTACATCAACCAAATGCGAAAAAATCAAGACAAGAAATTCCAAAAAATAATCGAAATTGAAATCGAAAAGAAAGAGGATGAACAATAATGGAACAATTACAAACAACTATCGTAAATGGAGTTATTAGCATTTTAGTCGTATTGATTGGATTAGCTTTCACAGGGGTGAAGGGCTTCATCGAAACTAAAGCTGCAGAATTAAAAGCCAAAACGGATACTAAGAACTATGAATTGGCTAAGTCTATTGCGAACACAGTCGTTGGCGCTGTGGAACAAATCTTCAAAGATGTGCACGATGCGAGCCAAGACAAATTTAAAGCAGCATTTGACAACTTGACGAAAGAGCTTGAAAAAGCTGGAATCAACTTGGATGACGAATCCAAGAAGGTATTGATTGAATCTGTCGTGAATGGATTCAACGAATTGAAGAAGATTGAAGGATAAGAACACGGATCCATAGAGGGCTCATTGCGAGTCCTCTTTTTATTTATAGAAGGGAGGAACGTATGAAAAAAACAATCGAAAAACATTTAACTATTACGTCTGTTTATCGAGACGTTGAAAAATTAGGGCATGAAATTTACAGTCAAGACAAAGGAACTGCAACATTCAAATTTACTGTTGATAAGTTAACAGCTTCAAAAGTTCTTTGCTTGTTTTATTTCAAATATACAAAACGATATATAACTGTTGAAGCTATAATCTCAGAAAATACAATCACAGTTCCATTCGACAGTACTTTAATCATTGCCGATGAGCCTGTTGTTGGTTATGTATATTTCGAGAAGGTAGAGCAATCAACAGACGTTTACTCATTTGCATTTAATGTGTGGGTTAGTGCTATTGATAAAGCCAAAAAAACACCGTTAGTCGAACGGACATCAGGGCGCATCGTAGATGTTGAAAACATCGTTACTAAACAAGAGCTAGATGCTCTCTTTGCAAAAATCAAAGAGCAAGGTGGGACTTACGACGACAGTGGATTACGAACGGAAATCAGCCATATTTCAGCAGAAATTGAAACTTTAAAGACAAAGACTGATAAAGATACTGTCTATGACGATAGCGACTTAAAACAGCGTGTAACAGCGTTAGAAAATAAGACAGATAATGATACTGTATATAACGATGCAGAAATCAAGCAACGTTTGGAAGTTTTGGAACATAAACCAAGCGTGAATACTAGCGAATTAGTTACCAAGCAAGAATTGGAATCTAAAGGCTATTTAACCGAGCATCAATCATTGTCTAACTATGCGACGAAGCAAGAAATACCGCAACCATACAATGATGCAGAATTAAAAGAGCGGGTAAGCCGGTTAGAAAATAAGCCGGCTATTGATACTTCAAATTTTGTAACAAATGATGTTTTAGCGGGCAAAGGGTATCTTACCGAACATCAAAGCCTAGAGGGTTATGCTAAGAAGTCAGAAATCCCTCAAGCTTATAACGATACTGAAGTTAAGCAAAGACTTTCTACTATTGAGCAAAAAGGGGAAAGCTACGCAACTAAAGAACAACTTGCATCTATCCCTAAAAATCCTCAAAAATTGACCTTATCTGGCAACACGCTCATTCTTTCAGAGGGCGGTGGAAGTGTTGTACTTCCAGCTTCTGGTCAAAATGAATCAAAATCATCTAGTGAACTCATTGGCGAGGGGATGCCAAACGGTAAAGTCGATGGTACTATCGGGCAGACATACGTTGATACACGTAAAACGAACGGCGCATTGAAATGGATTAAACGTACCCCTTCGGGAAACCAAGGTTGGGCGGTATTAGATGGCGATACCGGTTGGAAAACCCTAAATTCGGCTTCCAAACTCGGTAATTCATCCGTAAAAGCACGAAGAATTAATGATACTGTGCAATTACAATTTGGCGGTTTGCAATGGGGTTGGTTCGGTATTGTTCGCCGTGGTGGGCTTGGATTCGTGGCGCATCCGGGAAACCGTGAAAAGAAGGTTTTTATCTTAACAAATGGTCAAATGCCTTATGGTTACCGAACAGCAACTTCGTTAATCGGACCAATATATAACGACGATGGGGTATCTTACGGTACATGGTATCTTGGGGGTTACGGAGACGCTAACCACTTACGTTTCCAATTCTTAGACCCGATACCAACTGATAGAGACATCGGAGACATCAGGGTTTCTAATATAAGTTATATTACAGACGACCCTTGGCCGACAAATTAATAAGGAGGAATATATAAATGGAAATTGATACAAGTAGATACAGAGAGGGATTACCTCAAATCGGTTATGCGCCTTATCACCAAATTCACGCGCATTCAACAGGTAATAGAAATTCAACAGCACAGAACGAAGCAGACTACCACATGCGCAGACCTGTAGAATCTGGATTTTTCTCACACGTTGTAGGGAATGGACGCGTAATGCAAGTAGGTCCCGTTAATCAAGGCGCTTATGACGTTGGTGGTGGATGGAACTATGAAACGTATGCAGCAGTTGAGTTGATTGAAAGCCATAGCACCAAAGAAGAATTCATGGAAGATTACAGATTATATATCCAATTATTACGCGATCTAGCAGACGAGGCTGGACTTCCTAAGACATTAGACTCAGACGCATTAGAAGGTATTAAATCACACGATTATTGTACAAACAATCAACCAAACAATTTTAGTGATCATGTGGACCCATATCCATATTTAGCTAAGTGGGGCATCAGTCGTGAACAATTCAAACATGATGTTGAACACGGATTGGAATTCAAGGAAGGATGGCAAAAAAATTCTAATGGCTGGTGGTATCAAAATGCAGATGGAAGCTATCCAGCTAATAAATGGCAGAAAATCGGTAATGTTTGGTATTGGTTCGATAACAGTGGATATTGCTATATTGAACGCTGGCTCAAATATAACAACCAATGGTACTGGTTAGACAGCAGTGGTGCTATGGTTACAGGTTGGAAGAAAATTGCAGGCTCATGGTACTATTTTAAATCGGACGGAAGCATGGCTACAGGATGGGTTAAGTATTATGATAAATGGTACTATTTAAACACAAATAATGGATTCATGGAGTCAAATGCATTTATTAAAGGCAAAGATGGATGGTACTATATCAGTGAAGATGGAACAATGGCAGACAAGCCTGACTTCACAGTTGAGCCTGAAGGGCTAATTACAGTTAAAAAAGAAAAAGAAACAACAAAAGAAGAATCTAAATAGCAATAAGCCTACTCGATTGAGTAGGCTTTTTTCTTTTTGACTATCCTTTTGACTTTCTAAACGTCTAAAATAATACATAGTTTTCTAATTTTGAAAAAATGAAAATGCTGTTATATCAACGTTTTCCGTACTTTTCATTTGTAATATAATCGACTAGTTTTTTTATCCTCCCAAATAAATATTTCTAATCCTTTTTTCCACGAAGCCTGTTATATCAACGGTTTCGTGGTTTTTTTATTTTCTGTTTTTAGTGATTGACTATCCTTTTGACTTTCTATAGACATTAGTTTATCAAATTTATCAATCGTATTATCTTTTTTGTTATTAGTAACGTGTGTATAAATATTAGCAGTAGTCTGTATATCTCCATGACCTAATCTGTCTTGGATGTCCTTTAAATCTGCTCCAGCTTCTGCTAATAACGATGCGTGAGTGTGTCTGAAACCGTGAGGAGTGATTCTAGGGAAGTTAGTTCCTTCTAGTATCTGATTCAACCAGTATACCGCTGTATTGGACGAATAGAACGAATTATTGCGATTCTGAAATACATACGTTTCATTTCCGGATAATTCTTTCCAGTCATTCAGCAATCGCTCTAGGCTTCCATTTATCCGTATTGTACGCATTCCGTTCTTAGTCTTTGTCTGCGATATATATTTATCTTCCATCGAGCGTGCTACCGTCTTATTTACGCTTATAGAATGATTTCTAAAGTCGATATCATTCCAGGTTAAGGCAAACGCCTCTCCGCATCGTAATCCAGTATAGCTAAGTAGATAAAAGAATGTATACACTTCTTTAAACGGCTCAATGTAATCAAGAAATTGAATTAGAGTGTCACGATCATAATATTTGAGCTTATCGTCTTTAAAATCATCCGATTTCGGTAAGTCAACTAGGCTCATAGGATTCTTATCAATCAGATTCAATTTCTGAGCATACTTAAATATCATTTGAGCGTATATCTTATAGGACTGAGTACTCTTAGGATAGTTCATATACCATCGATTCACTTGAGCCTGGCAATCTTGAATGGTGATTGTATCTATGTAGTAATCACCAAAAGCAGGCAGTATGTGCTTTTTAAAATAAGTCACAGTTGCTTGAAATGTGCTAGGTCTTACGCGTTTCTGATACGTTACTACCCATTCGTTATATAGCTCTCTGTAAGTAAACTTTTGTTTAACTACTAATCCAGTAGTATCCATCAACTCAACTTCTAGTCGTTGAAGTGCAGTAGTTGCTGCTAAGACCGATTCAAATCCGCGTCTAGTAGTATACTGCTTTTTACCTGTCTTAGGATTCGTACCACAATAGATTTGAAATTGATAATAGACTTGCCCATCTTTCTTCTTATAAGACTTGATTCTATCATCGATTCTTTTCCTAGCCATATCTTTACCGTCCTTTCTGTTTATGGTAAAATAGGGCATAACAAATAGCCCTATTTTAGGGTAAATTTTTAACTCACCACACTGCATCCGCCAAGATTGATAGTGTGGTGTTTTTTATTAGATTATCTCCCGCATTTCTTCTTTGATTCCATACACAGATTGAAATATATCAAACGTTTCTGGAATTGCCTCATATTGTTCCTGGTACAATAGTAGCATTAGTTCTGTGGCAAATATTTCTGCCTCATGTTCAAGCTTCCCCTTACCATTGTATGCAGCCGTGTAGAATCCATCTAATCCGTAATGATCCAAAGCGTGTTTCAACTCATGAGCCATTACCAAATATTTAAGATTACTATCACGAATGCTATCGTTAATCCAAATCATCGGTTTATCATTTGGAGTTGACAACATTAACCCTTGTAAATTGCTAGGTAACGGCACAAATCTCACTTCGATATTTTCATACTCAGCGATGATAAACGGATTAGCCGTTTTGTGTCGTTT